GTACCAAGGGCGTGCCCATGACTAAGGCGGAGCTCAACGCCGATCCGCTTCTGGGCGGCAGTGTCAGCGCAATCTCCAAGTCGCTCCAGCGCTTGGTGGACCGGGGGTTGGTTGTTGTTGAGGGGGATCGTTCCAGCAAGCGCTATTTAGCTGTTCTCGCGCGCAGGGGGGGAGGAGGTATTACCTGTCCCAAAGAAGAAGAAGTCAGTACTGGAGCGACTTCTCAGGAAATCGGCTGTCCCGGTTTGTCCCAAGTTGTCCCAAGTTGTCCCAAACCGGCCCCTGGAGCGGCAAAAGGACAAGTTGGGACAAAACGGGACAAACTGGGACAGCTAAAATCGTCAGAACTGTTGCAGCGCAGTGGTTCTGACAGTTTGGGACAGCAGGACATTTCTATCTTCACGCGCGAGGAGGCTGAGGCGGATCGGACCAGGCAGGAGCTGAACCAGATGCTGAAGGACGCTGACATCTGGGGCTAAAAGCTGTAGAGTTATGCGGCTCGCATAACTCTTATGCCTAGAACCACTGTTTCTCTGGACTCAAAGACAGGGGCGTGCCTTCGTTACTTGGCTAACCAAGAGCGGAGGTCCGCCTCGAACCTTGTCAACCTTCTCATTTGGGACAAGCTTCGGGATTGGACAAACCACTGGAAGCCTGAAGAAATCGAACAGCTGCTCGACTCTTTCGAGGTAGCCGACCTAAAAAACTCAGATGGGCCACTTCACGCCGCCTAACTTTTTCCTAGGGCTCATGCGGGTTGCCGCGTGGGTGTTTTGGAGAGATCCCGTGAAGTCGGAACCGCCCCAGCCGAAACGCCCCAGGAAGCCGACTCTGGGGTACACCGTCGGCGACATTCCTTACGAGCTGCTCGCCGTGGTCCGCGTCTCGTGGTTCCGCAAGGGCATGGCCTACGAGGTGGAGGAGTACCAGATCGAGGAGTCGGACGACGCCCCAAAGCAGTTCGCCTACATCGTTGGGACAGCACTCCGCCAAGGCGCTGACGTCTGCGTGCTCACGCAGTACGAGCCAGAAGCCTTAGGTGTGCAACAATAGAAGGGTTCCCGCTCTGCTTCGGCATCGGGCTAATAGAGCCCAAGCCCCTGTGCGTCCTTGAGGCGTCTCACGCTTGGGCCATCAAATTCGAGGGGTGCAGCTCGGTCGGGGCTGCATTAAACGCGACTCGCCCATAAACCTTTGTACGCCCCTCATCCCAAATCCACTGGTATGACTAGCTTTCGTACCTAACTTAAAAAACTCTTAAGTAGTCATTACCACTAATCATCCATGGCACAACAACATCCCATCACCCCACCGCCATCGGAGCTTGTGCTGCAGTGGATAGGCGAGTTCTTTGGCTGCACTGCTGGCGGAGAACTTAGCGATTCAGAGCGTTTTCTCACCACCCGCGCTGCCCAATGGGGCGCAGACCAGGAGCTGGAGGCGTGCTGCAAGATGCTGTATGACAGGTACGACAGGGTTCGCCATGCAACTGGATTTCCTGGAAGCGACATGAGCGATTGGCTCCGCGCCGCCCGCCGCCCCAAGCCGCCGAGCTTGAAGGAACAGGCGCAGCAGTCCCTGCTTCGACTCGCTAACTACTCAAACAAATTGATGGCTGAGGACGCTGCTGACATGGAAACCATCCGCCGCGCCCTTGAACAACTTCCTGATCACAAGTAGTCGCTTCCACTTCTATGTCTGAACTTTCACCCCAGGCTCAAGAGGTGTTCTGGGCATTTAACCAAGCATCCAGCGGCAAGCCTGATGACTGGCACTATCTGCCTGCCATTGCCGCCGCACTGCGAGCTGCTGCAGATCAAGTGGTTCTTCCTAAGTATCAATACGCTGAGTGGGAACTAGCCCACGCGATCTGCGAAGAGATCTTTGCCATCGCTGACGAGCTTGAAGCCCAGTAGTCACCTTCGTTAATAGGGGTAGCCGGTGGTGGGTCCTCACGCGGTGTCCACCTTGTTTCCCGCAGCCGGCTGCTACTGGACCGCCTAGATCCCTCAAAAAAGGTCTAGGACCAAAAGCGTAGCCAGCCTCAGCCGCCTTCGCGGTTGTGAAGAAAAGCAACAGCCCGGCCTTGCGCTTGGGCGGCTTGTGTGCAACACTAAGGGCAAGCCCGCCACGGCGAGCCCTCCATTACTGATTAACAATGTACGAGCCATTCCAAGCCAAAGTTGCCAACACAGACCTCAGCCCTTGGTACTACGCCGTCGGCTGGGCCAGGCACTCGCTCCAGTTGCAGATCACCCGTTACAAGGGCCTCGGTCTCAATACCAACTACGAGGAGAAGCAGGTGGCCCAGCTGCTGGAGCTGGAGCAATTCTTGAAGATGTCGTGGGATCAGTGGATGGAATCCCTTCTTCCCGGCGAAACTGCACAGGAGGTCAAGTGAGCCAGGTACAAAGCATTGAGGAGCTGCGCTTTGAAGGCGACCATCTTGTTGTCGATGCCGTTGTTGACGACATGGTGGTGCGTTATGCGCAGACCGCCTTTGAGCCAGCGGAGTGGGGGCCTGCCCTGTGCCGAGGCACCCTCTACTTTTCAGATGAAGACTTGATTCCAGCGACAGATGCCGAACTCCGGGCCATGCTCACAGATCGGGTCGACGACTGGACTCCACTCGACACGTCTGATTGGGACGTCTGAAGCTCGTGACCTACGTAACCAGGACGACTATGACGACTGGGAAGTAGGTCTAGAGCCCATTCCGGGGGATACGCACTGGGTCCGGGTTCGCACCTTGACCCAGCTTTATCGCCACCTCATCTACGTGTTCGCCACCAGCGACACCATCAGCTCCACTCGACTTGCACAGCTGGCGATCCACGAGATTCTCAAGTTGAGACTCACGGATCTCACCCGGATACGCCAGCAAGATCCCAACTACTTCGCATGACTGACTGGTACGCCGACTACTACCGCCAATCGCGGGGCTACAACGACAACGACGTGCGCGAGCTGCGCAGTGTTCCACGCAAGCCCTCGACTGAGGTGCCGGACGTGTTCAAGCACAGGTTTGCCGATCCTGCTGAGTACGATGCCTGGGTCGAAGAGCGCCGCCGCGCCTACTTCGGCTGAACTCGATCCAACACGAATGACTGAAACTTCAATGGTGCCCTTCTACCGCTCCTATCTGCTGGGCGGGAAGCTGGTGTACCTCGATAAATTGTCCGAGCTGTCCGATAGCGAGCTGAACATGCTCAACATCGAGACTATGGCTTCCCTGGAGGAAGCACGGCGTGATTACGACGCCATCGAAAACAAGCAAAGCGAGGAGGGCGGTTCTGTGTACCGCCGCCTCAAGGTGGCTGGTTATTTCCAAGCCGCCATCAAGCTGGAGCTTCAAAACTGACCATCCCCTACTACACTGCACCCGTTCTTACTCATGAGCATGTACGTCCTCTCTGAATCCCAGTTCGATCAAATCTCCAAAGCACTCGAAGCAGCACGCTTTGCTCTGGAGACGTCCCAGCACGTTCAGCTGGATCTGACTAAGCCCAAGCAGACCATTCCCCTGCCTGCTGGCGAGAAAATTGTCCGGGCAACGTCCGTACAAAAAGCCCAGTCTCAAAGTAAGACTCGTAAGTCCAGCCGCAAGGGCAAGCGTGGTGTGGCGGTGTTGAACGAGGGGCAGGTGTTGGAAATTAAGCGGCAGATCGCGTCTGGTGGGAAGTCCGTCGCAAAAATTGCTCGTGACTTTGGCGTTCATGTCACCACCATCAACTGCATCAAGTCCGGCAAGACTTGGAAGCATGTGGCGCTCCAGCAGCCCACTCCGGTTGTGGTGGCTGACTGATGGCGATCTTGTGTGATCATGAGATCCACAACCTGGCGCGGCGGGGCTTGATCTCGCCGTTTCTCCAGGAGTTGGTAAATCCCGCCAGTCTCGATGTGAGACTCGGTGAGAATCTGCTGGTAGAAGAGCCGAAAGTTCCTGCCTTACTTCCTTTCAGCATTGCTGGGCATACGAAGGAAGATCCGTTCATGCTCCAGCCGCATGAGTTCGTGCTTGCGGAGACGTTGGAGGAGTTCGATCTCCCGGATTGTGTCGCTGGGCAGCTGGCGCTTAAGTCGAGTCGTGCCAGAGAAGGGATTGAGCATCTTCTTGCCGGGTACATCGACCCCGGGTACAAAGGGCGGCTAACGCTGGAACTGCAAAACGCTAGGTCCTTGCACGCTGTTCCGCTGTGGCCCGGTATGCGTATCGCGCAGATTGTGTTCCACAAAATGTCAATGTTGCCCGGTAAGAGTTACTCCGTGACTGGTCGCTATCAAGGTGACACTGCTGTTCAGGCTTCTAAAGGATGAGTAATTCAGTTGACCATCCCTCGCACTACACGGCGGGGAAGACTGAGGTGATTGAGGTGCTTGAGGATTGGGTGCGACATGCGCCTGATGCTCGTACTGGTTCGCTCCAGTGGCAGTGCCTTAAATATCTCAGTCGGATGTGGCTGAAGAAAGATCCGCTGGAGGATGCGATGAAGTGTCGCTGGTATCTGAACCGCTTGATTAACACCTTGGCAACGGAGCCCTATCAGAACCGATGAGGTACTGGTGGCGGATTGTCGCCAAGGCGTTGGGTGAGAAGGCGCACCAGCACAATCGGATTGCTGATCAGGTTGCACTGGTGCGTTTTTGCATCTTGCTGGCTTACATGACTACAAACATTTTCATTTGCGCAGGAGTTATTCGTCACTGGAATGGCTAACTATTGCACTCACAGTTTTCGCAGAATCATCAACACGTACAACTGGAGAAACGGGTCGACGATCCGCTCGTACCGCTTCCGTTGTAAGTGTTGTGGGTACAGGTGGAACGTTTATTACGACAAGAAACTCAAGCGGGAAGTTGTTCCAACGCACAAGTCGGACAACAAACCCCTGGAGACAAGAAAGCTGACTCCAGAAGAAGTCAAGTTGATCCTTACGGATCAGCGGGACAACGTAAAGCTGGCGCGGCTCTTAGGTGTTGTGCCCCAGTCGGTTAGTCAGATCAGGACAGGGCGGGCGTACAAAGATTTGTGGCCTGAGCTTCCACGCCGAGCTGCACAAGTTAAAGCTTCGGAGCCTGTACCGACGATTCGTAGTACGAAAATTACGTGTCGGGATTGTGCGCACTGGTGGCAAAAGCGGTGCAGCTTGGATGTTCCAGAAGCTGGTGGGACTTTTGCCATCGAATGTTCCTTCTATCAAGTTGATGAGTAATGGCCATCACGATCAACAGCAGGGCGTGCCAAGGCTGTGGTACGCCGACGACAAACCCGGTGCTGTGCATGAAGTGTTATCGCACCAGTCCTGCTGGGCGGGAAGAGGAGCGGATGGAACGGCTGCGGCGGGGTTACAAGCCCCAGCCGGATGGCGGCCCATGCAAGAACTGCATCCACTGGAAGGCGCGGTGCCTGCTTGGGTTTCCCGAGGGTGGGACACTCGCGGCGGCGGTGCTGTGCTCGGCGCGGGAGGTTGACAGCCTGCTAGAGTAGTAGGGTACAAGCTGCCCTACCAGGCATGACAATCCTTCAAGGCATCGAGCATCTGTCCACGCTCGATGATGCAAGTTTCGTTGCGTTTGA